TTACCCATGTTGGAGCTGTGCATCTTCGGGTTATCCGAGTTACACATATAAGATTTGGTGGGTGAACCGGACTTCTTCATAGCAATCTCCCCAGCTACATGTCTTACGACATATACACAGAAACAAATCTACACGCAAGTAGTGAAAAAGACCCCCGGGGAGCGTCATCAGCACTCAACCCGGGGGGAGGTGGCCGGAAGGGAGGGACCGGCAGGAGGTATATATCATGTCCACCCATATGCCGCAACAGGCTTGATCTCGCGCCGCCTAGATAGCTGAGATGAGTCTCCGCCGGACGTAATATGCAGCATTAAGTACTGTAAAGCCTCCGCAACGTGCGAATGTTTGTTCTTATCGATGCTTTCGTTCTTGGCATGGAACCTATAACCCCCCATCATGGCTGATTTCAGCCTAGTACACCTCGGATCAACCAGAAATGCAGGGTCTCCGTCCACTTGACGCATCAAAAAGTCATCAACTGCGTTGACTCGGGCCGAAATATTGTTGGTTTTAGCTGGAATTACCCTAAAACCCTCGGCTTTGATGATATCTACAGCACTTCTCTCGTCAGTTTGCGCCCTTTGTATGCCTGCTGGGTCAGTAACCACCAGTATCTGGCTCCCCGGGAAGCGTTCATGGATGATCGGCTTCAAAACTGTACGCACAAACCGCTGAATACCCATGTCGAAGCTTACAGCCTCGTCTAAAATCAGTGCTCGACCACGCGGGTCTTGCTGTCCGAACACCGCAGCGGGTGTCAAACCGAGGTCCATACCGATAATTATGGGTCGAATGCCGTTATTTACGTGCCTAAGTGTCGCTTTCGCCATGTGATAGTCAGGTCTGAAGTACTTATAGACCGGCGTTCCCGCAGAACTCAGCCCATACTCACCATCAATGTAAACCCTGACATACTCATCCGACCGCCCCTGCGTGTCGTAATACCCATCTGGCAGGTTCTCGACGTTCTCCGCATAGGTCGATCTACCCGATGGCTGCTTGAATACATCCCACCCGTTGTTATTAGGTGACACGCCGTCCTTGGGATCAAGCCCCTCCATCTGGTAGTACCACCACGTATCCATAGTCGGCGGGTTCGTATCCCCCCACATGCCATGCCACGTCGGACCGCCATCCTTCTTGGACGGGAAACGCCCAATACGCTTCGACATCGCGTCTATGATATCGGGGTGGATGTCACGACACTCGTTAAACCACGCCCCAGTAAGTTCCAGCGAGTTCAGGTTGGCTACATCGTCCGCGTCGTCCAGTGCTCTGAACATAATCTCGGACTCGACATCCCCGATTTTGAAGAAGTACGTCTTGGTCGTGCGCATATAATCCCCGCACACACCGGGCGGGAACCAGTCTAGGAACGTCTTGATCGTCGTATCCTGCAACTGGCGGGCAGTCTCGCGGACCACAGCGAACCGTGTCTTGCGAATCCCTTGGCTGTTGGGAATCTGCGCCGACGCCCTGCGGACAACCTCGAACGAACAGGTCACCGACTTGCCCGAGCCCACTGGCCCCATCAGCACACGCATCTTGATATCAGACTGCATGAACTTAGCGCCAGTCGGCGGCGGCGTATAGTTAATATCTAAAGACAAGGCGATTCTCCAAATATCGTAACTATGTACGATGGTGGTTTCTTCCTGCGCTTCTTAATCACTCTGGTCTGGTACGATACGGATTTCTCCGTCAGCAACTTCTCCAGTTGTCTGCACTTCACGGCGCTACTCAATCTCTGCATACTCAGGCTCATGTTCAATCACCTTGGCTGTATGCTCTTGGTTTCCGAGATTGATCGTGATGCGAACACCACCCGTGCCTTCTTGAGATACCTCGTTCTTGGGCTCCAGACCAGCCCACTTGACCGTTGACTTGATCAGGTCGGCCTTCACAGCGGCGCTAACGTCCGGGCTATGGATTAACAACCAAGATGTTTTCAGGAGTTCTTCCGACTGGGCTCGGGCCTTCATGCGGAATGTGAGTCCCTTGTCGCGGATTTCTCCACGGTAGTGCTCCACCTTCCTGAGGAACACAGGGTCTTTGTTGAACGTGATGATGTCGGAGGTTGTGATCTTGTGGCGTTCGACAACCTCATCCAAAGACTCTCCGCTGCCTTCGAGCAGCAGGGCTATGTCGAAGGCTAGACGGTCTGACCATTTGGTATAGTTCAATGGGAGTGTGTCCATAATGGGAGCCTTAATCTGTAAAGCGCGTCGAGTCAACTGGGTTTGAAACTTTACATGTTGGTTTTTGGGGTCTCGTTTTAAGCGGTTTACTATCCATGCGGGGGGGCTTCGAACCGCCAGTCCATGTACCCCCCTCTGCCATGCCCGATGCGCGGGCAAGCCGATGCAAGCGATAGGCTGAAAGCCTAGGGAAACAAGGCAACTTGACATTCTCGTCAAGTTGTGCGAGTATTTGATTGTCGACGGGATGACCCCGCCGACAGGCTCTTTGACAACTAAAGAAGGATTACTACCATGTCGGACAACAATACGGTTGCGGCTCGCAAGGTTTCCATTACCCCGATTACTTTCGTGATCGAAGTGGTTGCCGAGCGGATTTCCGAAAAGGGTACGTTCTCGGCCCTCAAGGTTACCTCAGTCAAGTCCTCGGTTAAGGAATTGGTTGGTCACCTCAAGGTCTCGGCCCCACCTCAGGGCGGCGGCGCGATGTACATCAAGACGGATAGCTTGACAGGCATCAAGGTCTTGAAAGACTCGGAAATCAAGACAAGCGGAACAAAGTTGTTCTGATCCAAGCAAGAGGGCGGCGATGGTCGCCGCCCTCACAACCCAAGGGAAAAAGAAAATGAAGTACGAAACACTCTACCACCGCTTCAAGAGAGACGGAAAATGGCGGACCGTCGAGATCAGAGTAGAGCGCAAGCGCAAGCAAGCGATACTCGCAAGGATAGAGATCAAGTACAAACTCAAGCTGACGGAAGCCTGAGACAACGGGAGAGGCGAGAGCCTCTCCCACCTCAACGAAAGGAACCACGATGGAACTCACTTGGAAGCAGACTATCCTGATGGTCATCGCCATCTTCGTGATTACAGGACTGATTGAGCAGATACCCTACTGAGAGAGCGGGAGCGAGGCGCAAGCCTCCTCCTTCTTTTATTCTCTGTTGTGTAAGACCATACGTCGGGGGGTTACAGCTCATATGGCAACTGCGTATAAGTTATGGCGTATGTAAAGCGTGTTTGTGTATGATTTTATGTATAGTTTGTAGCAATATATAGGGGTGTAGCCATACAAATCTAAAACGGAAGGCAGATTTTTAGAGAAATCTAGAGCAAACTTTACGTTAAAAATCGGCTGTAACTGTACAACTATACAGTATAGTTTGTAGTAAAACCAAGGAGTTAGAACCAAATGAGTGGGTATATAATATATAAAGAATCTAAGAATACACTGTTTTTTTTAACCCTTTCCTATAGAAAAAATTATTGATGTAAAGTTTTATAAAAACACCCCTAAAAAAGATGGCGACATTACTAAAAAAACATAGATTCTTTAGATTCTACAGATTCTTACACGCTACACCATTGATTTAATTACATTTTATTTTATGTAAAGTTAGCCTTTTCTATGCCACACGTATATTCTATTTTAGATTATGGCATATGCCCACACGCACACGGAGGAAACTTGACACCGGCGGAGCGGTCGTGCTACGTTGGTGGGGTCAGCAGGACAACACCTGTTAGATACTAAGTTTACATATAAACAACAAAAGGAATATAACAATGTCTACTAGTAAAGTTTCTCTCATCCAGAATTGTGATGTTGTACTTGACACCAAGGGTCGTATTGCTACCAAGGCTAACCCTGATGGTGCATGGTCCAACGAGAATGTGGATATCATGTATAGCAAGATGTTGGAGAAAGCCAAAGAGACTGGTCACTCTATCAAGGTGTTTGTGTATAGTAATGACCCTGCATCCAAGATAAGCGAGTTGACCTACAAACAGGCTCTATCATTCACCAAGACCCATCTCCCTCGTATTGGTCACAATATGAAGTTCGGTGGTTCACAGTACTTTATGTTGGTAGATAAGGACAAAGCCCCATCTGCTGTTCGTAATGTCACTCAGAAGTTGTTCTGATAACAGTTAATCGGTTGGAGTGGGTTAATAGCCCACTCCTTTTTTGTGTCCGTATAGGGAGTATAATTATGACTACTAGTTCCGATTTGCTACAGAGTATCGATAGGTTTGACCATCTTGTTGTCAATAGGTTGATTGAGGTTAAGGCTATCCATTCATTGGTTATGTCTGACCCTGACAACTACTGCAAGTCATCCAAGTTGGGGATTATTCAGGGGGATTTAGACTTCCTGAATAGTTTGTTGGTTGATATCCGAGGGGTGTTGAATGAGGGATAGTAAACAAGAACAAAACTGTAGCCGTTGTTGTCAGCCCATCTCCCAAAAGAGGTGGGCCTTATTGTATCGGGAGTGTTTGGATTGTGGAGATAAACGGGCCAAGAGACTGGCTCAATCTAGGACTATAGTGCCTATGCACAAGTCGAACTATATATTGGTTACTGACCTTAACTTGCTGAAAGGACTGAATAAATGAGAGCGACAACATTAAAATCAACGATTAAATCCCTGTTCCCCATCCAACGTACAGTATGTATAGAAGGTAGTCCGGGGGGTGGTAAGACTACTATCGTACAACAAGTTGCCAAGGAACTGGACATTCCCTATATCGAACGGCATATGCCGACCATGCTTGTCGAGGACTTTGGTATTCCTATGGTTATGGGAGATGGTGAAGCCCTGTCCTACAAGCTACCTGATTGGTTTCCGGTCAAGGGTAAATCCCCTGATAAGGGTATCTTGTGCTTCGATGATCGCAATCAAGCCAATGC